GTATAACCAGTCGTTTCAGCACGAGTGCCAGTTTCTGCCACCCAAGAGGCTGCAAAGGTTGCAGTCCTTGACGGCATCTGAATAGAACGCTGGCTCGTAGAACGAACTCGAGCCACTTGGCGAACTGGCGAGATTTCAGTCACAGTTTTAATGAGTTCTGCAACGTATTCCGGCGGGGCAAGGAAGCCTGCCTGCGTGTCATCACCGACAGTAAGAGCTTTGATTTCATCGCGATCAAGATTCTCTTTGCCTTTGCGAAGCCACTTGCTGAATACTTCCATTTTGCGATCAATCTGCTTTGAATTAAAGCCCATCGCAGGACGCTTGATCATCGTCTCAATATTATCAAGCTGCTCCTTGATGTTCTTTTCATTCTGTTTCGCCAGAGTGATTTCCTGGTTGATGCTTTCGAGTTTATCGAGGTCTTTTTCGATTCTGCTCAATTTTGCATCTACCAAAGAATCGCTGTTGTTTTTTTCCAGCCTACGCAAGCGCTCGTCGTTCGTTTTCTTAAATTCATCGAACGCACGACCAGTCGCTTCAATGGCTGATTTGATTTCTGAAAAATCATATTCCATTTTTATTGCTCCTAGTTGTTAATAATATTTGTTAAATTATTTAATCTGTTGATCAAGTCTTGAATCGTTACATCAGCATCTCGCTGTTTTAACGATTTCATAATTGCGCTTGCAGTTATCTTTGATTGCGAACGTGATAAACCTGCTACGTCTCGCAGCAGCTCCTCCCATTCGCGGATTGTTTTTGTTGCTTTTACTGATTGAATTGTCGCTCTTGTGTTCATTGGAAACGTGACTGCGCTGATTTCCATTAAATCAACATCTTTGAGTAGACGCTTTCTCCCATTATCTTCATAGGAATAACCTTTGCTGTCCACACGATAGCCGATGGATAAACCTGACAATGCGCCCATCTTCATTAATTCGTAAACTTCCCTGCCGCGCTGCGTACCCATAGCAAGACGACCTTTTACTTTTAAGCCTTTTTTATCTTCTACAATTTCATCATAAACACCGATAGGCTCGTCAGCTTTATGTTGATAAAGCATTTTTACACCTCGCGCACCTTTTTGCAGTATGCTTTTTGAAAATGCGCCAGGCATCACAATATCATTGCCGAGGTCTTTATTTCCGAATACAGAGCCATATCCTGTAAATTCGCCTTTATCCTGACCTCCATCTATTGTTTTGATTTCAGCATCGACACTAAAATACTCAGTGCTATTCTTCGTGTCTTTTTCTCTGAATGTTGAAATGCAGACAGCGTATCTCTGATCACTTTCCTCATAATCAGCAGTCATTGATGGATTACTCATGCAGCGACCGATAAAATCATCTTCTGATTCATCGTTTCTTGGCGTGGGTATTGGCATTTATTCTTCATCCTCAAATAAAAAAATCAACAAGCATCTGCAATTTATCACATTCGCAGGACCACCTGCTGGATCGCCTGGTCTTTCCATTTGATAATTAATGCCTTTATAAGGCACAATAAACTTTTCGTCAATACCTACCGATACGCCATTCATTTTTTTATGCCACTCTCTGGTTCTGTCATCCAGGGCAGCTATCCATTGTTTTTTAGCTTTTGGCGTTGCTATCGTTTTGGCTGCTTCTATATTTCCGTAGTTCATTGCAGAATGAGTTTCTGTTCTGGCAATGGTAAATGCCCTGGCTCTGTTTATAACGCCTGACGCATTTTCCCGTATATTATTTGCTATCTCATTTATCGATGCGCCTTCTACTATTCCTGAATCAATTATTTTTCTAATATCACGCCTTGTCGTTTTGCTTATTTCGCGTATATTTTTTGATCCAATAGTGTTGATGTATCTTTTAATTATTTCAGATTCTAAAACGTCATCTTTCTTTTGATTTATGTTTTTAGTTCTGCTGTAAAATTCTTTTATAATTATCCTATAGAATTTTAACAAGACCTGATTTATATTTTCGTCTATCTCGTCATTTTTTGGGTATGCGCCTGTATCTTTGTAGTCATTAGATATTTTTATATATATTTTTTTTAATGTTGAAAACATATTGGATGTCAGTCTTTTTTCGTAGGCATTTGCCTCGCGCTGCATCAACAAGTATTGTTTTCTGGGCGATACTCTTTTGCTTTTAGCCTTTATATAAACAGGGTGCATTATTCTTCATCTTCAGAGTCAAATTCCTGCGCTTTTCTATTTGCCCATTCCATGCCAGGATCACCGCCCCATAATGCCCACGCGATACGTCCAGCAGATGGATAGCCATCTTCTCCCTGATTGAATCCTTCTGCGTCTTTGTCTACTTCATGCCTTGCAAAATATGACGCCATTCTGCGGATTGTAGTCTCTGATAACTGCTCCTTGTTTATAATCTGATTCGCTCTTGTTACGCCGACTAGCGTACCGCCTCTGTTGTATTCTTTTCTCCAGTCCAGACCTCGTTGAGCCTCTGAAGCCATTTCGTCAGTCGGGATTGTATTTACTTGCTTTGACCCATAAGCCATTTTCCCTGAATCTTCAGGATTTGATGTGTCGGTATTTTCTACTGCGCCAATCGGGAATAAATTTGCTGGTACGAGTAGCTGATCGCCACCGTCAACTGGCGGTAGTCCGATCCGATCTCTCGCCTCATTGCGTGTCATGATGCCGGCAGATACTGATGCGTTAACAGTCTCATAAGTGATGCGCCTACGCTCTGCAATGGCAGGTATATCGTCAATGTCATATTCAACATATATATCTTGTTTATATGCTGCCGAATACCATTCAGATAAATCTGATTCAATTCTCCGCAACAACGGGATTATTGTCTCCTCATAAAGCGCAAGTCTTGCCTCGGCCATATTTGCATAAGTCTGACTGTCTGGTATGCCGACAAGCTGCCCTGGAACACCGAAACATAGAGCAATATCTCTTGCGCTCGCATTTTTTAATTGCATGAAGTCCATATCTTTCGGCGATAATCCCATTTCCTTCCAATCAAAGTCACCTTCCAGCAGCATCGCTCTCCCTGCATTATTTTTTCCAGTGAACCTCAACTCTAGGTCTGTCATTAACTGCGCTCGCTGCGATTCTGTTAGCTGTACCGACTGACCTGATTCATCTTTAGGTCTGAAAACAATAGCTCCAGACGGACGCGCTCCATTCTCCAGCAGGGCTACATTGTGCCGCGCTGACATATTATGCTGGTCAATGTCATTGGCAGCCGCAGATATAGGCGATAATCCATAATAGTCATCGATTGGATTATATAATTTATGATGTTTGATAAGACTGTAACCTGTTATTTTGTCGATCTCATAATGATTCACGGTGCGCCCTGATATAACATAATCATAACCACCAGGGATAGCTGTGCCTGATGATACAATCTTTATTCTATCTGGTCTTAGTGTATAAACCTCTTTAGGTAAATCCTTCTCGCCAAGAATCAATAGCTGGTATGCGTTGCCAGAAATTAATAGATTAGAATAAAGCTCTTGGAAAAATTCTACTCCTGCATTTAACGGATTAGGTCTGGAGAGTAGATAATTAAGTGGATGACCTTCATTCTCATCGCCATCAACATATACTTCCAGTGGAACTGATGCAGCAGATTGCGATATTTCATTGACGCAACGATAAACTATAGAATTTTGCTTGTAGCCTTCAGTTGCATATTCTGTGAAAGATTCTTTTTTATTTATTGAATATCCGATATTGCTATACATGACTACGGGAGCTTGCTTAACATAATTTTTTTTGAATCTATCAAAGATACTCATTAATTTATTCTCCAGATTGCGTTCCCGCTGGATGTATTAAGTTCTGTCAATGCCCATACTAAGGCATCAAGTCTGTCTGGCGATTTTTCATTATTATCACCAGTGTATGTAGTCATCTGCCCTTCAAGTTCAGATAGATTGCCGATATGAAATACTTTTTTCTGTTCATACAATGCGTGAATTGGCTCTGCTCTGAGAATCTTGCCTCTGGTAGCGGTCACCTTTTTATAGGAAATACTTTTATCTATTGTACGCAATGTATGTTCCACCATATCGCCGCCGTTATTTGTCTCGGCAATTATCTTATCAGCTTTGTATTTATAATAGCACTCTATTGCTTTCCTTGCCCATCCGTCGGCTGTATATCTGCCGCTTACGTCATCGATCACATAAAATTTATTGTTATGTCTGCCTGCGATAATAATACCTGTTTCATCGCTGTTTTTATTTGATGTAGTTGCTGGATCGATTGCAACTACGATTCGATTCATGTCAGGCACATCGTCTTTATTTATCCGACAATCCTCTAGTAATTCATAATTCCAGAGTGCGCCGTCAATATTATCAATTATTTCAGCATACAATTCTTGCCTGCCAAGTTTTGTATTTTCGTATAAATTCTTGAATGTTTCTAATGCGCTCGATGCCAGGTTATCTGAATTTTCAAATGTACTGCCTCGGATTATTTGTGTGTCTTTTCTCGCCATTAATTGTTTTATAATTTTTGTCGGTCGTGGCGTTGTTGTAATTATACATTGCGGTTTTATACCTAATCGTAAGCAGAACATTAATTGATCGAATGATTCAGGATAACGCCAGGACGCTAACTCGTCGCACCATGCCCTATGGAATTGTGAGCCGCGAAGTCTGTCTGGCTCGGTGGCGGTAAATCCTATTATTTTACTATCGTTGTATAGATTGATCTGAGCAGTAGATGAATTGTAGCCTTTTGAAATACTGCCGCCTTTATAAAGTTCTGGTTTTATAATCTTTACAAGACCAGATAAGCCCTCAAAAATAACTCTTTTTAAGTCGCCATAGGTAGGTGCTATAACTGCGGATACTGTGCCATGATTGCGGAGTGCATAATTTATAATATCATGCGCTCCTGTTCGTGTTTTGCCCCAGCCTCGCCCTGCTAGAACCAGCCAGATATTCCAATCACCAGG